CACTTTGACCTTGACAGAGTGGCAGATCGTGCCATAATGGGCGTGAGTAATAGAAAAAATGCCGGGTAGCTCAGAGGTAGAGCGCCCGCCTGTTAAGCGGGAGTGCGCTGGTTCGAGCCCAGCCCTGGCAGCCATGGCCCTGTGGCGCAACGGTAGCGCGCTTGCCTGTCGAGCAAGAGGTCGCCGGGTCAGCACCGGCCAGGGTCGCCACGCAACTGGCAGGGCTCCCTTTTATGGGGCCTGTGACACGCGAGTGTCGTCAGTTGCCTTTCTACTTCCACCCCGCCCGCTGGAAGCGGCCCCTTGGTCGTGACCCCGGGTGGGTGTTTTACGGGACGCAGTTAAACTCCATGGCCCGGCACTGTCCACAAAAGAGCGCCAGCTCGGTGCCGGGTCCCACCCTCGCCAGTAATCTGGCGCGCAGTTTCGGGACCTGCGAGAAAAAAACCCGCTTCTCAAAGTGAAAGGGTGGGAATGTCATCAAAGCGCTGGCCTCTGACGTTCAAGGTGTATCCGGGTGAGGGTCACCCTGCGGAGAAGCGCCCACCCTCTGAGCGCTATGTGGAGGTTCGGATTTACCGGACAGACTCTGCAGCAAGGCGAGCAGTCCGGGCCTATTGTCCCACCTTGGAGGTTATGGACGAGAGCGTGGGAATAACACTAGAGACTCAGCGGTGGACTGTGAAAGGGCGTGGCCATTTTGACCAGCGATCTCCAGCACATGTCACTTTATTCCTAGCCAAGACCCACTGTGACCAGGAGACCGTTGCCCACGAGATGGCTCACGCGGCCCTGATCTTCGCCCGTAACGACCGACTTGGACTCCTCAAGACTCCTGGTGGGCCGGCGGACATGGACGAGGAGAGCTTCTGTTACATCCTGGGGAGACTGGTGAGAGGATTCTGGGAGACATGCCCGAAGATACGGTAGCCCGCACGGAGACCGAGGTTGTCCTGCTGACCCCGGAGCCAGTTCCTACTGTTCCGGGCCGCAACAAGGGTAAAACCTACAAGCGCTTTGGGACTACCCGTCCCAAGGGGGCCCCAGTAGAGAACCAAGTCGCTGTAATGACCGCTGCGGGGTTTGGGGCTCACCCAATTGCCCGAGCCTTGGAAGTTGGGGTCGAGACTGTGCGTGGAGTACAGGCCCGCCCCGCGGTGCAGGCTCAGATCGAGGAGATGCGCCTACGGCTCCGTGATCTCGTCATGCAGAAGCAAGAGCAGATAACTGTGAAAGCCTATGAATGGCTCGGCGAGGTGGTTGAAGGGAAAGAAGACGCCAAAGCCTTCGACGCTCTTACCCGCGGCTTGAACTCGATGGAGCGTGTAGCCTCCTCTGCGAGTGGTGAGTCGCACAAGATTGATGCTACCGTGGTCACAGAGAGTAACGCTCCTGAAGAGGCTCGCGCTTTGGTTCTAGCGTTACTCCAGAGAGGTTAGCCATGGAACGATCCTACAAATTCGACCTGGCTCGCGCGGACCTCAAGCACTACGCGACTCTTCTCACTGATGCGCAAATGGAACTTATGCCAGAGCTAGAGGTGGCTTTTAATGACTTCTGGCAGGGCAATCCCAGTGAAGCAGAGTTTGCCTCGACGATGCATGGGGTGGTCTTGAGCGCAAGGATGCTTTACAAGATGGTGAAAGACCCCCAGTTCAGGACTCTGTGACTGGTATCCTCCAAGACGTAGACCCCGTCGTTCTCTCCAAGCGTCTGGACGAACTCTCTGGGAAAGAAGCCAAGACCCTTCTCCTTGGGCTGAGGAGTGAAGCCCTGAATCGTTGTGGTCAGGACGGCAAGTTCTGGCTCCAATTCGTGAGGACCAGGGACGAGGCCGACGCTGACGAGACAACCAAGTCCTTCCCGGTTCACCTAGACTACGTGACCCAAATCTGGGACACCCTGGTGTTGCATAACCGGGTTGCTATTGCAAAGTCTCGCCAGATGCTACTTTCATGGATTGCCTGCGCGTTCATGTGCTGGACCGCCCGGTTCAAGCCCAACGCTCTTGTGATCCTTCAAACACAGAAATGGGAAGATGCCTGCACCATGGTTGCCATGGCAGGCAACCGAGGTGAGGGAGGATATGTAGGGCGATGTCAATTCATCGAAAGCCATCTCCCAAGCTGGTTGCAGCAGAAGTTCGTACCGACGGAAGGTGCGATAGACTACCCGAATGGGTCGAGAGTGATGGCTTTAGCAGCCGGAGCCAACCAGATTCGTGGGAAGACGGCGAGCTTGATAGTGCTTGACGAATACGCCTTCCTCAGTGAAGCCAAGCAGACCTACGCGGCGATCTCCCCGTTGGTGCAGAAGGGTTGCAAGGTCGTGGTTATCAGTACTCCCAACGGTGCAGAGGGGAACTCTTTCTTTCACCTTTGGAATGGGATTCCGATGGTGATGTGATGCCAGCCAAAAGTAAAGCCCAGCAGCGCCTAATGGGTGCCTGTGCTCACGGTGCTCCTCTTGACTCCTGCCCAAAAGGCATGTCAAAGAAAACCATGCGAGAGTACGCCTCTACGAAGCATGAGGGGCTTCTGAATCACATGCCTCGCCGCAAGAAAGGCCACCAAAGTGGATACTGAGATCATGCTTGCTATCCCCACCCGAGGTACTATCGGGTGGAACACTGTGCGCCGGCTCCTAGAGCTACAGGAGAAGCACCCCGATGTCCTTTACCACATCGAGGCGGGACGTCTTGACGTATCGAGTGTTCGCAACAAGATCGTCCAGGTGTTCTTACAGACCGACAGGCAAGTTCTCATCCAGGTTGATGATGACGTGGTGCCACGAATCCACGTAATGAAGATGGCTGAGTCAAGCTATGACATCGTTGGGGCCACGTACTATGTCATTCGGCATGAGCTGAACTTGCCCTTCCCGTGCGTGTTCCGCAAGCTCCCAAGTGGGGCCTACGGACCCATCGAGAAGCCATTTGGACGTCAGGGTGAGGTCGAGTGTGATGCCGTGGCCACCGGCTGCATGGCTGTGAAGCGCAAGGTCTTTGAGCACACCGAGATGAAAGCCCCCTTCGCCATGACTCACGATGAGCATGGGGTCTTCAAGATGTCAGATGACATCGCCTTCTGTCACCGGGCCAAGGCTTTGGGCTTCACCATTGCCGCAGACTACTCACACCACGCAGACCATGTCGTAGATGGGGTTAGCATGAACCGGATGCACGCACAGTTCAGTGGAGCGTATCAAGTGGCGATGCAGAGGAGTGCAGAGGCTCCTAGGATCGTAACCCCATAAATGGGGCTCAAGGGTGCTCCTGGTGGCCTTACAATCTCTCCACCCAACACCCTTGGATTTACGAGTATCCGGTGCCACTACAGCTCCGACCCTGACAAATGGCCGGACAACCCTGACAAAACCAAGGCCGAGGCTGCCGAGAAGTGGCTCGACGAGCAGCGCCGAGCCTGGCCAGACCCCAACGACTTCACACGCGAGTTCGAGATCAGCTTCTGGGTGGGCAGAGGCACTCGGGTGTTCCCCCAGTTTACGGAGCAGCGGCACATGCTACCCCTCCAGTACAAGCGGGGGAAGGTTCTCTACCGTGGTTGGGATTATGGCTGGCACGCTCCAGTGTGTCTCGTGGCCCAGGTTGATAGCAAAGATCGGCTGCTCCTCCTCCGAGAGGTCGTGGGTTCGCAGTCTACAACCAAGGACTTCGCCCAGAGAGTGATCGAAGATGGTGCCAAGACCTGGCCGTTTAACTCCGCGGGCTTCGAGGACTTTGATGATCCTGCAGGTCAGCAAGTCAAGACCATGGAGTCAGAGAAGTCCGAGCGTCGCGACTCAGAGGTTCTGAATGGCTTGGGCATCTTCCCTAAGCACGAATGGGGTTGGTCTCGCAAAGATGGTCGATCCTTGATACACCAATTACTTCAAGTGCGAACCGATGGGAGTCCTGGGCTCCTCGTTGACCCAGCAGGCTGCCCTATTCTGTGTCAGGCGTTTCTTGGCCGATACGTCTACCCCGAGACCCGCGATGGCAAGGTTCAAGAGGACCCTGATGACAAGACGCACCCCTACGCCGATGTAATGGCTGCCCTCAGATACCTCGTAACGGGCTTGCATAGCAAGCTTGGTCTGAGACGTCCCATAGGAAATCGTACCCCCACCCCGCCCGTAGAGGACTACACAGGTTATGGCCTCCCCCGCCGCAAGTGATGGTCAAGGTCTTGTAGGGTTACTTAAAGCCATCTTAGGCTATCTTGGGCCAGGTTCTGAGTCAACAAAACCGGGTGGGGGTGAGCAAGTGTCACCCCTCTTTGATCGGTATGCAACCGACTCTAAGTCGTTGTCGGATTACTTGAGACCCCCATTTCCCTCCCCACTCCCAAATTTCCAACTAACCCACCGGGGGATGGTGAAACCGTTTGAGCAGGCACTTCGGTATCGGGTGATTCAGCAGTTGTTGCCTATCCTGCAAAGAGTCCCAACTACGACTGTGATCAATCACCAGTTGCCGAGTGTGAGAGAAGCGATGGGCAAGGACTATTGGCGCACAGCTGGGACGTATGGGTTTTACGATCAAGATAAAGGGATTTTGGCCTCCAGTAAAGAGAAATACACGACCCTGCCACACGAGTTAACTCACGCAGCTTTTGGCCAGTTTCCCGGTCAAATTCCATATGGGCCTACTTGGCCTGGGAAGGAATATCCTGGCCCATTTGACCTTTCTCGTTTAAGCCCTCTTGAGGAACACGCAGCAGATAGGGCAAGTGGAGGTATAAGTTATTTGCGCCAACATCAGCCACCCGAGCAGCTTGTAGAACAGTACCTTCAATCCTTGATCAAGTACGCAGACGAGTTGCGCAGGCAACGAGCAATTGGGGTAATACCTGAGGCTGTCGGAGAACTGTATGGACGTTAATCAAGACGTCGAGCTTATCCCCGTCGAAGCCAAGGAGCCCGAGGACCGTGATGAGCTTCTCGATGAACTCTTGCCCACTCTTGATGCCGTGGTGGAGAAGGATCTCCGCGATGCGGTCATCTCAGAGATCAAGGATGCCCTCCAGGATCGCCAGGAGTGGGAGGCCCGTCACGGTGAGTGGGATGATCAGTACCACGGCCGCCTACCCAAGAAGAATTTCCCTTGGCCGGGGTCGAGCAACCTGCACGTTCCCCTGACTATGCTTGGGATCGAGACCATGAAACCTCGTCTAGTACAGTCAATACTTGGCGGGGACCCCCCGATCATGGTTGCCATGACCGAGCAGACAGACGAGGATCGCCAGGAGCGAGTAGAACTGTATCTTAACTGGCAAGCTCGTACAGAGTTGAACTACCCCCAGTTCGTGGTCGAGAGTGCTCATGCCTTCCTCAACCCTGGTACAGTCGTAGGTAAAGTTTTCTGGAAGGTAGATCGCAAGCGCCAGAAATACGTAAGGTCCTTCCCCGTAGACACTGAGATGGAACAGATTCTCCTGGCCCTCTTTGGCCAGGAGATTCCCATGGATATGAAGCTCGTGAGTCGCTTGACCTGGAAGGGAGTACTCCCAACTCCGGCCCACTCGGGACCACCCATGGAGGTCAAGCTCAAGCTTCGGACTCTGGAACGCGAAATCCAGGTTCTTGTCGAGCGCGAGACCCTCAAAGAGAGAGTTGAAGTTGCACTGATAGACCCCTTGGACATTCTTGCCCCAACTAAGGCTGGGGGCGATATTCAGAGGATGCCATGGTTCGCTCAACGGCTCTGGCTGACTGAGGATGAGCTTCGACGCAAGGTCAAGCTTGGCCGGTTTGTAGATGAGTCTGTGCAGACTCTTATCGAGGGCTCAGGCCCGGCTGGAGATGATGTACAGCAAGATGGAGCTGAGGTTCGCGAGGGTCGTGACGATGCTGAGGGGGTTGAGGGGACAGGGAGTTCCAACGCCAGGTCCGAGGAGTATCCTGTCTGGGAAGTCTACAAGCGTTACGACATTGATGACGATGGCTTTGAGGAAGAGGTCATCCTGTGGGTTAGCGAGGACCTCCCTGAGAAGTTCCTGGGCTGGGACTACCTCGATAATGTCCACGCCCACGGCAAGCGCCCATTCGCGGTGGGTCGGTATCTCCCCCTCCCGTTCCGATTCTACGGGCTGTCCTTCCCACAGATCATTCAGCAACTCCAGGACGAGATCAACACGATCCACAATCAGCGGGTAGATTACGGTACGATCCAGAATCTCCCGATGTACTTCTTCAAGGGGTCTAGCACTCACCTTCCAACCACGTACAGCCTCAAGCCTGGCCAAGGAGTCCCCGTTGACAACCCCTCGACCGACATCGTGGTTCCGCGGTGGCAGGGCTCCGCAGCCTGGGGTCAACAAGAGGAGGCTCTCCTCTATCAGTACTTCGAGCGACTTACCGGCCTCACAGACTTGGCCCTGGGTCGTCAACCCAACCGGGTGGGAGCCACTCGCACCGCGTCTGGCATGCAGGCTCTGCTTGGGGAAGGTGGTCTCCGCTTTAAGACTGCCCAGGACGCCTTCCAGCAGTTCCACAAGGAAATCTGGGACCTTGTGCTAGCCTTGGACCAGGAGTACCTCCCCCCGGGCAAGGAGTTCCGAGTCACAGGCCGACGTCCCGAGATGATCCGCATTGCCAACCGAACGGACATCGCAGGCAAGTTTGACGTCCGGCTATCGGCCAACACGGAGTCCTTGAACCGCTCTATCCAGCGTGAGGATGCCACGGTCATGCTCCAGGCCTTGGGCAATCCCCTGCCTATCCAACTTGGGCTCGTAGGACTCAAGGGTCTAGCCCGTACTTACCGGGATTTCATCAAGGCGTATGGTAAAGACCCCGACTCCTACTTAGAAGTTCCCCGGGCTCAGATTGTCCGGTCCCCGGAGGAAGAGCTAGCCATGTGGGTCAGTGGGGTCAGGGATATCCGTCCCTCCCCGCTGGAGAATCTAGCCTTGCACTTGGAGACCCATATGTCTCAGTTGCAAGACCCAGAAACTATGATACAATTGGGTCGTGAGGGTATGGAGTGGCTCAAGAGCCATCTCCAGGAGACTCTCCAGACCGCTCAGATGCAGATGGTGGCCCAGAACATGCAGCAGGGGCGCGGACAACCCGGGTCCCAGCCTGCGGTAGCTGGTCCTCAAGCCATGAACGCTCAGATTGGCCGCGACGCTCCCAACGCCCCACAGAGCACCACAATGGGGCAGGAAGGAAGTCAGCAAGCATGATAGAGCAGATCATCAACCTCATCCTGGGGCTCATTGCGTGACACCGGAGCAGATCGCTGAGCTTCTCCAGCTTGCCTCGGTCCTACGTGAGGGCCACAGAAGCCCATTCTGGCAAGTCCTAACCCAGCAAATCCAAGCCGTGGAGGCATCCCTTACGGAGCAACTCGTGCAGGCAACTCCAGAGGATCACGACCTCTTGCGCGGGGAGATTCTTGGCATCCGGCGGGTTCTAAGCTTCCCGGCCAATGTAATTCGCACGGCTGACCAGATTCGTGATGCTCAGTCCAAGGAGCAATGACCAACCTTCCAGTCCTGATCCAAACCCAAGAAAGGGGACCTGAGGTGACACATGAAAGGTAAGTATGGTGTAAGTGGTGACATCGGCGCCGCGCGTGGCAAAGAGGCCAAGCGAGTGGGTGGCGCCAAGTTAGGTGGTAGTACACCACCTAACAAGTTGAAGAAGGGAAAGTAGGCTGCCATATCTCCTAATCCCCGTTGAGGGTAGTCAAAACCCTCACGGACCCCGAGACGACTGTGGGCTCTGTCAGGACTACCAAGACTGCCCGATTCATGCTCCCAGTGGTTCCTGCCTCTGCCACGGGCTACTCTCCCCGAATCTCCCCGGCCTAAAACCTTTCTAGTATTTCCGCTTCGCTCCCCCGGCCACGCCGGGTAACCTCCCGCCTCGTCCCCGTCAAAGGACTGCAAGGAAGACCATGTTAGACGACACTGAGGACGTCACCGAGCCGAGTTCGTCCACCGGCGACACTACGGAAACCGTCACCCCAGAACCGTCAGCGGACACGTCAGTCCCCGCGGGTGATCGTCCGTGGCAGAACATCAAGGCCGAGTTCGACCGGAAGCTCTCGAAGGTCGAGCGCCAGATCGCCGAGCAAACTCAGTATCTCTCCGCGATTTTGGCCACCCAGCGGCAGGCTCCCCCCGCCTCTGATGCCACTCGGGCCTACACCGACCAAGAACTCACCACGCTCTGGCGTCAAGGGAGCGACGAGGCTGGTCAGGAACTCATCAATCGCAGGGTTAGTGGGGCAGTAACCCAAGCTCAGACAATCCAGGCGCAGGCCCAGACGGTCCAGGCTCAGGTCCAAGCCCTCTACAGACGCTACCCGTTTGGGGAGGTCCAGCACCCTCTTACCCAAGCCGCGCTTCGAGCCAAGCAGGTTCTTGTGAGCCAGGGGTACAACCCTCAGGCCCTCACCACGGACCTTGAAGCCATGAAGCTGGCCATTGCGGACAACCCTGAAATCGTTGCTGATATCGTCAAGACCCCCGCGAGGGTGGCCGAAGGCGTGCGGCGCGATTCGACGGTGGATGTTGATGGGAACCGACCACGCCGACAACGCCCCACAGGTAGTCAACCTGCCCCGCTGTCTGAAAAGCAGCGGGACCTGGCCCGGCGTATGGGAACCAAGGACCCGGATAAGGTCATGCAGCGGTTTGAGGCGAGAAACGCCAGTGGACGGTCAGCGGTGTCCCCGATGATCGCCATGATGATGAAGGAGGATGCATGATGGGTGCGGCTCCAATGATCGGTAGGAAGAAGCTTCTCAGCTCTAACGCCGAGGAGTTGATGCACGCCCCCGAAAGCAAGTCATTGGGGTTCATTGATCCCAGTTTGGGGTTCATTGATCCCAGTGATGAAGCACCCCCGTGGGAGATCGAAGGTAAGTGGGCGAAGGATGCTACCAACGCTCGCCGATTCGTAGATTTTCCCGAGGAATGGGAGGTACGTTGGCTCAATCCCCGGCTGGTCAACCAGATCGGACTTCGTTACTGGAAGGCCGTTCCCGCAGACCATGAAGGTGTCAAGATCAAGGTTCCAACTATGAGGGCACCTGACAATACAGTGCGTCGCTTTGACCACAACGGAGACTTCCTTGCATACATGCCCAAAGCGTGGATCGCGTCACGTGACCGGATGAAAGTTGAGCGCGTGACTCGGGCTCTTGGCTTGGACCGAAAGAAGGCCGAAGACACCCAGGAGTCTATCAACCGGGGTGAGTACGGTCCATATGTCCACGTGGACCACATTCGACGACCATCCAACACTCAGGCGGAAGGGTCGTCCATGACTGACTAGGAAGCCCCACTACCCCTTCCCTTTCTTCTCACGCCCATGCAATGTGGGCAAGGATCACCTCAGAACATGCCTTACCTCCAACCCGCAACCGATACCCCATTTGGGGCCATCCCTTATGGGCGTATTTACTCCCTCACGAAGTACCGCAAGGATGCGTCTGCTGCGCGCATCTACCCGGGTGATTTCATCATCATGGAAGCGGACGGCAACGTTGCTCCAGCAACGGCCGGTGCTCTGAACATCATCGGTGTCGCTGCGGATGCCTCTGCTGGTTCTACCGCAGACACCGAGGTCATGGTGTACGATGACCCCAACCAGCTCTTCGTTGTCCAGGATGACAGTGACGGCACGGCCATGGACGAGACGTCCATCGGGGCCAATGCTGATATTCTGGCCACGGCGGGTAACACTACTACGGATCGCTCGGCCCATGAGATTGACTCCAGTTCAGTAACGGCCTCGACTGCCAACCTCGCCATCAAGGGTCTCCATCCCATGGAACTTGACAGTGCTCGTGTTGGATTTGCCACGGCGACTGGTCAGTGGCGTAAGTGGATCGTGAAGATCAACGAGCACCTTGACAAGGTTGTCAACGCCACTGTAGCTGGTAGCGTCGGCCCGCAGGGAGTGTAAGTATGCCAACTCTGCGTACCACCCTACCTGACCTGTATCTCAGCTACTTGGCCAACCTCGAAGACGTCCTCTTCGACGAGATCGACGTTGAGGATGGCATCGTCTCCCGTATCTTCAAGATGCGTGAGACCAAGCTGCCGTTCGTGCGAACCACGACGGTGGCTAGCTTTGGTGTGGTGCCAACCAAGGCTGAGGGCGCAGACGTCTCCTACGACGACCTGGCCCAGGGTTACGACAAGACCTACACAGCCGACACCTACGAACTCGCGTTCCGTACCTCGAAAGAGGCCCTGGACGACGAGCAAGAGGAAGTCGTGTCTGATGCCGCTCGTGCTCTCGGCGCGAGTATGACCTACACCTACAACACCGATCATGCCCTAGTGTACATCAACGGCTTCACCAGCACCACGGGCTCGCCCGATGGTCAGGAGCTGTTTGCTACGAACCACACCCTCGTGGGTGGCGGGACGGAGCAGAATGAGCTGACCACCTCGGCGGACCTCAGCGTGGCCACGCTACGTGATGCGATGAACGACATCGCGGACACCGTGGACGACGCTGGGAAGCTGATCCACTGGCGTCCGAAGTACCTGCTGGTCCCCTACGAGCTGTCGTGGCTTGCCACGGAGTTGATGGGGTCGCCCGGTAACCCGGAGAACGCCAACAACGCCAATAACGCCTTCAAGGAGCGTGCAGATGGACGCCTGGAGGTCATCGCGTGGCCGTATCTTACCGATGCGGATGCGTGGTTCGTGCTGGCCGAGCCCAGCAAGCACAACGTCCGCTCGTACATGCGCGAGAAGCCTAACACGATGCACGACTGGGACTTCACGAGTTCCAGCTTCCTCATCAAGGTCCGCTCACGGTGGATTCGTGGGTGGTCTGACTTCCGTGGAGTCTATGGAAGTCCAGGGGCCTAACGGGTAAGCGGTCGTTAACAC